AGTTGCAATCGCAGTGGAAATGTTGTTGAACTCAGTATTGATCTCTGTGCCCTTAACAATCTTCAACGGGTCACCCGAGGACAATGCATCCTTGGTGGCGAAGTTGGTACTTTGAACGTAATTACTCATGATATTTTCCCGTCTTTCGATTGAATCTCAATGCGCTGGATCGACAAAGGCGCTCCGTTGATGTTGGACTCGTAGCCTGTTTGCACGATTTTACCGCTGCCAGCCGCTGGAACAGAAAGTGTTTGGAGTGCAACACCATTTGAATATTCCGCCACTGGCACACCATTTGCACCATACTCAGCGGTTCCATACTCAGACACACCCTGAAGGGGAATCTGGGCACTGACAGCTTGGTAGTTGGCAGCAAAGTCAAAGCCAAACTTTACAATCACAGACTGATTTGAGCCGCCAATCACCACCACCTTAATTCTCTTGAGTAAGCTGGTTACGTCCTGGTTGCCCAAATCTGCATGGTTGGTGTAGTACATCATCCGATACGGGCTGGTGTGATCTTGATACGTGCTGTACTTGCAGACAAACCCATTCTTGCCCAACAAAACATCCCCGTTGCGCTTTGACAGCAATGAGGTCGGTGTAATTGAGTCCCACCGAGTCACTCTGAAAGCGCCATCTTGTAGTTGACCACGGGTGTCAAAACAATACACCTCACTCACAGAGGGAAGCGTCAACAAATAAAAAGCCTTTGATTCTGAATAAACCGACTTAATATTCTTCTTTACCTCATCGCTAACAATCTGGATCAGGTCGTTTCGGATGTTCTTGGACAAGTCGCCGACAGGCAAAGACTTCTCAATGATCGTCCGAGCAAAGCTGCGAACACCAGAGTTGGACAAGAAAAGCACATCCTTGCCCGTCTGTTGGATGGAATCACGGGCAATACACCCAATGCCACCCACGCTATCAGACAACAAGAAAGTGATGGGTGAAGTTCCCGCTGGATTATTTGCGCCCTGATACACAAGAATCTGTCGCGAACCAAAAATGATCAGAAAGTTGTTGTGTGCTGCCAAACCTGTAATATTGTCTGCACCGTTGGGCCAAACCGTATTGATGTTTAGCGAACCAGACGAACCACCCGTCCAGATGTGCCCAGACAGCAAGTCTGAAAAAGAAATTGTCACGTTGTCGGTTGCCGTATCTGCCACCCATAAACGACCATACGCAGAAATAACAATGTCTGCCAAGGGCACAGTACCTGCATAACCAGCTTTCTCACTTACGCGCCGATAGGTAGTCGTGCTGACCGCTGGATCAAAGATCAACGGGTCATGGCTTTCTTGAAAAAAGTAAGTGATGCCATTTAGTGATGCAACAGACCAGTTGCTTGCCGTGATGGTTGGGGCAGTGCCTCCACCACCATAGGTCAACTCAACCACTGCGTTGGAACCGTCCAACTTAAACAGCTTGTTTGCGCCAGCGAACAGAATTGTCAGAGTGCCGTCAGCTTGAACCAACTCGTGCATGACAGTGACATCATTTGCACCCAGATTACCCGAACTTGCGTTAACCCGGCTAAACCCTTCACGCGCCCCAATACGACCAAACTGATCAATGATGCAGTTTGTCGCCACCAGAGCAAAGCCGCTCGCCAGATCTAAAGGCGAGTCTTGAGTATTCAGGCCAAAGAACCCTGGCGCTGAAACGCTTGAGGTCTGGATGACTTGGCTCATATGGCTAAGAACTCCTGTTGTTCAGGGTAGCGCGTACCCTCCAAAGCAATGCTGTCAGCCAGCATCCCACGATAGAGTTGATACGCCTCAGAAGAACTCAAGCCTTGATCCTCGCCACGCTCCACCAGAGCGCGCGCATAAGCGTTCTGCACCACTAGGGTGTCCGATACCAAAACAACCGTGCTATCAGCCGCTAAAGGGGCTTGTGGAACCGTTAAAGAGAAAGGGATTGAGTAAACGCCATCTGGACGGGGAAACAACACCACTTTGGTGTCGCCGTTGTTGTCAACACCATCAAAAGCATAGTAATTGGGCTTGCCAGAGACAGGGGCAGACAAGTTCTGAAAACGGTTCATCTCCACAAAAGAGATGTTCTGCATTTGGATTAAGTCAGTGACATTCAGCACATCTTGGACAGAGAACTTCTGCCCTGCACCTGTCAGCGAGTAAATGTATGTGCCTGGTGTTGTGGTGACCGTAATGGTCTGGCCCAACACGTTCCAGTTGAAGGCATCCTCAATCTGGCGCTTGGCGTCATTGACGAAACGACCAATCAATGTTGAATAAGCCGTTTGAGCATTGGTCGAGACTTGGGTTTCGCGCAAGCGAACCAAGACATCGTTAATCAATTCTAGAAAGGTCATTTTTTATTCCTTGCTGAAATGGCTCTGGCCTTTGATTTGGCATCCTCTTTGGATGATGCGCCCCAAGCCTTCAGAGATAACAGCAAGCGAGTGGGCTTACCGTCCTTCATCTCTGGGCCGGGCATATTGCCCATCCGTGCGAGAAAGGAGGCCCGTCTAGGGTTGTCGCCACTCTTTACAGGTGGCTTTAGATTCCCACCCGTTTCCGTATTGTACGATGCTCTGCCCTTGGCGTTCAAGCCGCCTTTTGGATTTTGACCAGCTTTTGTTTGCCAAGTAGGGGTTTTCATCGGGATCCTTTAGTTGTTGCCCCGCAGCTTTGCCAGCAAGTTTTTCAAGTATTGCAACAACACACTCAGCAAGGCCAAGACTTTTAGCCGAACCCAGTGGTAGCCGCCACTCACCTGTTCCAGTAATTTTTGGGGAACTTTCATTTTTTAGCCTTTTTTGGTGGGAAGTGCGTCAGGTTCTTGCTGCTGGCGGTGTGTTTTGCACCCGTCATCAAAACACCACCTTCCTTGTGGGTTGGGCCTTTGTAGGGCTTGCCATTAGGCAGGTAGTGCTTGGCTTCCTTGCTCATCATTTGGCCTTTTTAGGGGGCTTTGCAGTCTTTGCCGCAGCCTTAAAGTCAGCAGCGGAAGGTGCAGCCTTAGAGCCGACCTTGTTCATTTTCTCGCCAGAACCTGCCTTGATACGGGCACGTTTGGCATTGATGTTGGCATAGAGTCCAGGTTTCATTTCTTTTTTGCCTTTCCAGCTTGGGACAGTGCAATCGCAACCGCTTGTTTGGGGTTTTTGACCACCTTTTTGTTGGAGGTCAATTCACCAGCCTTGAACTCCCGCATCACCTTGCTGATTTTTTCCTGTGCTTTGGTCTTTTTCATGTTAATACATGATTTTGGCGGTGATCGTGCCAGTTACATAAACCGTGCAGTTTGCTCGCAAATACTTGGGGGCATTGGCAACTGTAACCATTCCATTGGCTGTCAAAGCAGTCCCAATGGTTGACCAGTTTGTCCCGTCAAGACTGCCTTCCAGAGCAACTGTGGCTGATGTGATGCCTGAGACTTGCAAGAACGCTGGCTGACCAGCATCCGCTTGCACAGCGCTAGAGGCTCCAGTCGCCACCACAGCATTAAGGATTGTGATTGGTGCAGTTAAGGCGGCCATTATTTCGCCTTCTTAGCTTTGCTTTTGATAGTCCGTGAACCACGCACGGGCAAGGCTTTGGAAGGCTTACCAACAGCCACCATGACGGTGATAGGCATGGACTTCTTCTCTTTTTTGTCTTTGGGCATCATCATGATGGATCCTTAAATGGTTGACTTACGAGGTCTACCCATCTTCTTGGGAGGGGCAGTCATGGGGAGAGGCTTGGCCTCTGGCTCTGCTGGTTTCTCGTCCACACGCACATAACCAGCATGACCCTTCATGTTTTCAATGTCATGTTGTTGTGTGAAAGTGACCGTATTGCCAGACTGTAAACAGCGGAAAGTTGCCATTGTTTTCTCACAAAAAAGGGGCCGAAGCCCCTTTAGTTAAACTAAGCGAACAACCACACACTTGATTGTGGTGCTTGCCAAATTTAACGTACCGCCCGACTCGTTTTGGAAACGAACGGACACTACGTCTGCTGCCGAAACATAAGGCGTGATGCTGATGCCAGCGACATCCACACCCATACTCACGTTCAACACGATGTCGCCCAAAAGAACGCCTGGGACTGCGATGGTGTTGGTTTCACCAGCACCGTCAACCAACTCAGACGCATTTAGGGTCGCACTCACTGACCAAGTGTCCGAGAACAAGCCCCGAAATTGGTCATTTCCTCGGCGCGAGGTAATTGCTGTTGCTGCTGCCATGATCTAACTCCTTAAAGTTAATGCCCCCATTTCTGGGGGCGTGGGGGTTAGGCTGGCACAACGAGGGCAAACAAAGATGCAGACTTAGCCGCACCAACGGATGCTGCGTTACGCAGACCAGCAACACCATACAAGGTGTCAGAGGTGAACAAGGTAGACAGGTAGTCTTGCTTGTACTGGACTTGCGAACGGATACCCATTTGCTCAACCAACACCATCGAATCACGGTGACCCATCAAGCACACACGGGCGGCGTTTGAGCCGCTGGTCGTGTCAGCGTTAGAGGTGGTGAACACTGGGATGCCGTACAGGTTGCCGATTTCGCCGTTGCGGATTGCATTGCCATCACCCACGAACGCTTGTTCGGTGTAACGAGCCAAGCCCATCAGCGTGTTACGGCTAGAGGGTGGGATCACAAAGAAACGCTGATCCATTGGGGTGTCGTTGTCGTCCAAACGTTGGATGGTTCGGCGAATGGCTGCATCGGTCAATGCGCTTTCGTTGTTGTTTGCAGCAACGTAGGCGGTAGTACCGTCACCACCAGCATAGCCACCAGCATAAGCACTGTTAGCAGCGTTACCGCCGTTAGAGCCACGGCCCACTTGGATCAGGTCGCTGTCCACAGCACGGGACAAAGCATAACCAGCGTCCTGAGTGTAGAACTGGCGCAAAGATGCCAGAGCTTGTGCTTCTGTGATGTCTTCAATGAAACGGCTGTATTCAAAGTGACGGTTGATGTTGACCGTGACTTCCGACTCAGTGTCAGCAATCAAAGTCACAGCGGTGGATGCTGCCTTCAGAGTGGCGTTGCCACGGGTAGGTGCGGGGATGTGAACCACATCGCCTTTTTTGCCCTTGAAATTCATCTTCATGACGAGGTTCGCCATAACAAGACTTTTCTTGTATGCGGCGATGATTTCGTCAGACCAAATCTCAGGGATGAAGGTTGCTGCGGTGGTATTGGTTACCTGGGGGGTAGGATAGGCCATGTTGAATTCTCCAAAAAAAAGTTAGGTCACTTGACCCGACCTTCTGCGTACGCTGTGAGTATTTCATCGTTCAGCGCATCGTATCGGGCTGGATCGGTCATTTTGAGCCGAATCAGGTCTGCCCTGCGATAGACTCGTTTGGAACTCTCGCCACTCCCCCCCACATCAACTTGTGCAGCTTTCATGCTCTTGGCCCGTGTAGCGTCAGACGCTTTCTCGGACTGTTGAGCCTTCACGCCACGCAACTCTTTGTAGGTGGTCAGCAGTTCATTCGCTGAATCGAAATCAAAGTCGCCATCAGCACGTGCATATAGCCCCAAACGAATCGGTGATGCTTTCACCCAGTCTTGGAACCCCGTGTCATTCACGATTTGCGTGAAGTCGGGATGCTCTTGCGATAACTTCTGCTGAATCTGCATCTTTTTGAAGTCTTGTCCAGCAATTCTGGCTGCGACCACATCAGGATGCTTGTCGATTGTCGATTGAACCGCCTTTTGCGGGTTCTCAAAAAAATCTACTTCCGGCTCATCTTGTGTAGCTGGTTGCTTAGACCCAAGGTTCTGCTTGATTAACTCGTCAGCCAATTTACGGACTTCACCGACCTCTTGGGCCTGTTTGCCAATCAGCTTCTCAGCCTCTTGGTGCATCCGCACAACTTCTTCCAAACTTTTTGTCCTGTATTTTTCAGGAAGTTCGTTCTTTTGCTCTTCGACTTCAAGTTCGCCTAGCTCATCGGGTTCTTTGTCAATCAACATACGGTTTCCTGCCTTTTGGGTTGTAGGAGAATCAACGCGACACTATTGTTTATGCGTTGACTTTGCGCTCTGCGGCTAACTTATCGCGGTGCTTTTGGTCAAATTTCAGCCATGAAGACGGAAAACTGCCCGACCACCCCTCTAGGTTAATCGCTGGTGCGCTGATAATGCGATGGGCTTCCCCACCACACCAACACGGCAAATCTGTGGCCTCATAAGCCGCCAGAGCCTCCGTGCGATGTCCGCTTTCGCAGACAAATTCATACATTCTTTTCATTCAATTCCTCGTATGCTCGTTCGCTCACACTTTTAAGGGTTGTCAGCCAAGTCATAATCGAAATCTCACCTTTGCGAAATTGTAGACTTTTTTCGTCCGCAATGGTAGATATGTTGTTCATTGCTTGCAACATCAGGTTGGCGTCCTCCATCAGGTCATGCCAGCCAGGGTGCGAAAACAGGTCAAACCTGTCCTCGTAGTATTTTTGCAGTTCTTGATTCACTCTTCAACCCTTCATATGTCCGGCGATCCAAGCGACAACAGCACCGACGCTGGATGCGATGGTCATGCCAGCCCAGAACCCACCACGGCCTTTGTTGGCCAAGGCAAGCAGTTCTTCAAGCTGGCCTTCCATCTTATCCAGCTTCTTGTCCACAACCTCAAACCTACGTTCGTAGTCTTGGACTCGCTGCCACATGGCACCGTATTTTACGGGGTCGATTTCACCGGGTTCCATTGATTACTCCGTTGTTTGGTCGTCAGGCGGAAGGGGTGGGTTAACGGAAGATGGTGACAAAAACAAAAGTTGCGTCTGCGGAACTAGCGTACCCAGTCCAACCGCGCACAGACGCTGTTGTCATTGTTTGCACCTTAAAACCAAAGTTTCCCGTTGATAAAGGGGAGCTACCATCACTTGCTCCCTGCGGAACAGCATAGTTCACATCTGGCATCGCGGTCGTAAAGTTGACTGTGTAGTCGCCAGTGCCGTTATCCGTAATGCTTGTGACGTTACCGGCAGCACGAATCGCCACAGTGCCAGTGCCATTGAAATTGACCCAAGCCTTCGCGGTGTAAACCTCTACACCCGAGGCGTTCTGAATCGTGTTCACCTTGAGTGTTGACATGGTTTACAGCCCTTCAACGATGGTCTTGAGCGCACCCACGTCAGCGGCGGCGTCGATCTGGGTCTGCACGGTGGCGTACTTCTCACGCACAGCTTGACGCGCAGCTTCGGCAGCGGTGGCTTCAGAGGGGATGGTGGCCTTCACATCCAGAGGCGCGAACTCGGCTGCACGGGCAGCACGGCGCTTGTCATGGGCGATGGTCTTGGCTTTGTCGATGTTGATCAAAATCATGTTGGTGCTCCTGAATTAAGCAGTGTATTCCCACGCATCGCGGAAGGTGCGATCTGCGGGAATGTCGTCAACGCTGACGACTTGGTAAGGCTTGCCAGCAGGCACGGCCTTGAGAACTTGCTCTTCAGTCACGCCGGGGGCTGGAACGATGATTGAGACACCGCCCTCGTCGTTGGGGTAGATGATCCGCTTGTCTTGCATGTTGATGCTCCTATGAAAAATGGGCTAGTCGAAAATGGTGACGGAGTTGATAGTCAAATCAGCAAGGCTGGTTGAGGTGTATGTAAGAATCTGAACCGAACTTGTAGTTGGCGTTCCAGTTGGATGACTCATGCCGGACGAGTTGACTGGGTTTGTTTGTGTGTGTATCGCGTAATTCGCGTCTGGCAGAGCGGTCGTAAAATTGACCGTGTAATTTCCTGTTCCATTGTCGGTTATCGAGGTCACGTTAAAGCTGGCCCTGATTGCCACCGTGCCCGTGCCGTTAAAGTTCACCCAAGCCTTGGCGCTGCCTTGCACCACGGTTGCGGTTGGTACTGTTCGTGTTCCCGCTACGTTGGAGAGCGTGTCGAATTTGGCGGTACTCAAGATGCCGTCCTTTCAGTCGCAGCCAAGCGACTAAATTTTTTGTAAATGCTTGCGCGGCCTACAGTGTACTCATTGCACAAAGTTGTCACAGACTCGCCAGCTTTGTATCGCAGGTAAGCATTTTCATACTGTTCATTTGTCAGTTTACGATTTCGAAAATCTGCACCCCGCCTGCCTGAATCATAGAAGTGTTTGATGTTTTCGCTGTGCGTAGCCCACTCTAGGTTTTCCACGTTATTGTTGGACTTGCAAAGGTCTTTGTGGTTTACACAGCGTTTTTCGTCCGGGTTGTCCAAAAAAGCCTCGGCGACCAGACGGTGAACAAGGAGGCAGACTCTACCCCCCTGAAATCCAACGCGCACATATCCGTTGCCGGCCTGTTGCATTTTTCTAAGATTGCCGCATGGGCTTTTAACATTGCCAAAGCTGCTGACAAGCCCAAACTCTGGGCGTCCAACAATCGGTTTCCACTGTTCTGTGCTCATGGTGTGTCCTTAGCGGAAGATGGCGACAAAGGTGTTCAGAAAATCAAGCCCAACACCGCTGGAGTTTGATGTAAAAAGACGAGTTGAGGTTGTTGTGTTGTTGTTTACAACAATATCTCGCCCAGTAACGCCTGACCCACCCGCTGTATCATTAACTGCGCCCGATGCTAATGCGGCAAAGTTTGCATCACTCAGCGCCGTCGTGAAGTTGATTGTGTAGTCTCCGGTTCCATTGTCGGTGATGCTCGTGACGTTGTAGCTCGCACGGATGGCGACAGTCCCTGTGCCGTTGAAGTTGACCCACGCTTTGACAGCATTGCCGCCAGCGGTGTCGAAATTGTCTGAGCCTCTAATCGTTGATGGCATGTTGGTTCCTTAAACAATCGTCCACACCGAGCCGCTTGGCACGGTCACCGTCACACCGCTATCAACGGTGATTGGCCCAGCGCTCATCGCGTTCTTGCCTGACGTGATTGTGTAGTTGGCGGTTACGTTTTGACCGTTTTCATAAAAAACATCATCAGAGCCACCACCAGTCGCCCCGCCGCCCACAGAAGACCAAGCCGTTCCGTTATAGCCCTCAAACTTATCTAAATCATCGTTAAAGCGCAACATCCCGCCAACAGGTGAGCCAGGACGTTGGGCTGTCGTGCCCTTGCTGATAGTCACCGAACCCGTTGAGGTAAAGGCTGAATCTGCCGTAGCGGTCAATGTCGTAAAAGTGCCCGTGGAGGCTGTTGAGGCTCCGATTGAGGTGTTGTCAATCGTCCCCGCGTTGATGTCCGCAGTGTCAGCAATCAGGCTGTCAATGTTGGCTGTGCCGTCAATATACAGATTGCGCCACTCATGGCCAACTCGGCCCAAATCATAGGCGTTGTCGGTTGCAGGATCAAAGTCGGAATTGATGCGAGCGTTGAACGTCACCGTGTCGCTGTTGCTGCTACCCAGTGTGGTGTTGTCGTCCACCGTCAGTGTGGTGAACCTGCCTGTATTTGGGGCTGTGTTGCCGATGGTCGGTGGGCTGGACAGGTCTAAAGTGCCGCCTAAGGTCAGGTTGCCGCTGCTGGTCACTGTGCCCGACAGGGAGATACCAGAGACTGTGCCCGTACCACTGACGCTCGTTACCGTGCCAACAGTCGAGTCAGCCGAGGTAATCGTGAAGTTGGGGTAAGTTCCAGAGATGGAGGTCGTACCCGCACCCGTCAGACTCACCGTCTGGTCAGGGGCTGAGTTAGTGATTGTGATTGACCCTGCGCCCTCTGTAATGGTGATGCCAGTACCATCGGTCAAATTGGCGTTTTTCCACACGCCATCCACAGCGTCATAAATGATGGTGTTGCCAGATGCCAATGTTGCAAAACGCACGTTGCCATCAGTGCCGCCCAGTGCAGAGCCGAAAGTGGGTCGCACAAACAGAACACCGTTAGATGTTCCCACATGAACCACAGCCGCCATCGTAGCGATAGCGTTGGGCGTGTTAGGTTTGGTGGCTGTGAGGCCGCCAGTCACTGTGGGGTCGTAGTAAAGAATTTGGCCTTGCGTGAAGGCAGATGTGTTTACGCCTTTGACCTCGCCAAACTCATAGACCGTTATCCAGTCGTTGGTCGCTCCGCTTTCACCCGCAATGCCGAGAAGGTAATTTGACTGATCAAACGTCAGTCCTGTTGCTGGCGCAGCAGTCAGGCCACCACTAGCCCCTAGAGTGCCCGTGAACATAAGTACTTGGCCTTTGGTGGCAGCGGCACTTAGACGCACCCGATAGAAGATCTCATGACCAACGTGCTGGATGACACTGCCGTTCATCTGGAACGCAAGCGTCTGGTACTGATCTTCATCGTTGTAGTACAGCTTGCCTGTCGCATCCGCAACGGTAGCAGTGGTATCAAATTGGATGAAATCGGGTGAAGAAATGCCGCCCGTCAGCCCCGTCATTGAGGTGATGTTGTCGTTGACACCTGCAATCGCCCAACTTTGGTCAATCTTCTGCCAGTCAGTGCCGTTAAAAATCAGCCAATCACCAATTTTCCAATCAGTAATGCCATCTAGGTCGGTTGAGCCAGCCGTTGCCACCACATAGTAGTAGCCGTTAACCCCAACACCAGAGGCCAGTGTGGGCGTGTTCGTGCTTGCGTTCCAAGTGCCTTCATAGCTCAAGCCACCAACCGCGCTACCCCATGACAGCACAGAGCCGTTGGTAGTCAGGAACTTACCTGCATTGCCAGTTTGACTCGGAATCAGGTTGTTGATCTGGGTCTGAAGGCTTGCCAAAGTGTCCAAGACCTGTTGGCTAGTGCCACCACCGTTTGTGATGACTTTGATCTTCTCAGCCAGATCAGGGGCGACTACTTCGCCCACGTTTAGATCTTGCCCGTTGGACAGGTTGATAATCAGGCTGCCATCAAAATCAATAAAGGCGTTGGTGACCGATACACCATCTACCCCATCAATGCCATGACGACCAGGCAGTCCATCGTTACCCTTTGGGCCTGTGGCTCCATCACGACCGGGACGACCATCCCTGCCATCTTTGCCATTGACGCCGTTCTGACCGTCTTTTCCATCTTTTATAGAGGCGACTCTCTTCTCAATGGCTTTGCCCGTCTCATCGTATCGGGCCTTGATGTCGGATTCGAGCTTTTTGAGGGCTTGGACAACGACTTGGACGTTTTCACCAACACGCTGTTTTTGCACAGTCCGTGCTTGCAGCATCGTGCTTTTGATGGACTCAAGAACAGCCATTTGCTGCTCTTCGGTCATCCCCTTGAGGATTAGCTGCTTGGCTAGGCTTTCAACGTCCATTGCTCAACTCCTTGGTTAGCTGATCCAAGAAGTCATCTTCCATGCCTGAAACCCTGTTTTGCTTGTCCGACATCTGCAACTCCACAATCTTGGACTTGTTCTTGATGTCAGCCTCTTTGAGCATCAACTCGGCAATCCTGACCCGTTTGTCGAACTCATCAGACTCACCACCAGATGGCAGGTTCTTGGTCGCAGAGGCCAAGACCTTGGCTTGCACCTCTTGAGGCATCAACTGCGTCTCAACAGACAGCTTCTGTGCCTCTGCACGGTTCTGCTCTGCCTGAGTCGTCTGTACCGCAATCTGGGCTTGTGCTGCTTGCAAGGCCAACTGCTGTTGTGCTTGTTGCAGTTGCTGCGCTTCAGGATTTGGTGCGCTCATCTGATCCAAAGCCGCTATCAACTCAAAGCGGTTGGTCAGGCTGGAGTTATTCAAGATGCCTTTCAAGATCAACGGCAGCACTGGGGTGTTTGGCCCCAAGGTCTGCAACAGACCAATGAACTGCTGCTGCTCATACTCGCGAGCAATGATGCCCAAGGTCGCCGTAGGCACAAAACGCATATCCACTGAAGGGTAACGCTCTGGGTCAAACTGCATGAACCGGAACGCCGCTTTCTGGATGAACGGAATCAAGAAGTCCTCTTGGAAGTTCACCAGTGTGCGTTTGTATTTTTTGATGATGGTCGCCACCGCCATGCTCATGCCAGCACCGTCTCGGCTACCTTGGCTGACCATGCCCTGCGAGTCCATCGTGCCCGTTGCCTGAAGTAGCATCCGCTCAAACTCTTTGGCTGTGGACAAGTTGTTAAGACTTGTCTCGCCAAACTTGAAGGGATAAAGAATCTCAGCAGGGTTGCCGTTGACCAAAAACGCCTTGCCAGGCTTGACCTCAAACTTAGCGCCACGTGGAAGGCGGGTCGCATCCAGACCCATCATTGGGCTGGTTGTTAGTGCCAGAGAGTCCAAGTGGCTGCGCACCTGTGCATCAATGGCCTTTTGCATATTGTAGGACTTCTCCACCGTCCCACGACCCAACAAACGGTTGGGCACAGTGTCATCTTGGTAAGAGATGATCGGACGGTCTTTCATCATGTAAGGGTTGGCCTCTGCCTTGAGAAGAACCCCATCGTTGGCGATGACCACAATGGCCTCAACCATGTTGGAGTAATCATCAGCCAATGAGTCTTCTGGGAACAGGTCAACAACATCAGCGTCTTCCCCCTCCAGTAAGGCTCTAGGTACTAACCCGTAGTAGGTCAACAACAAGACTTTTTCGTCTTGGTACTGCGTTACCTCTTGGGTTGGCTCCAAATCCGAGTCTGTTGAGGATGTGCCAACGTCCACCTTGCGGTAGATGCCACTCTCCATGCCCTGAACGACCTTTTGGATGCCCACATATTTCTCAATTGCCACGCCCATACAGTCGTCAATGGACGTTCCGTTGGGGTCGAACAAGAAATTCTTGGGGTTGACAGGGACAATCTTCACCGCAATGCGGTTTTTCTCGACCACACCGATGGCAGCTTGGCCTTGTTGACCAGGAATGGCCTGTGTGGCTGGCTCAAAAATCTTTTCGGTCTTAACAATGATCTCGCCAATGCCCGTGCCGTAGATTTCAGCCATCAATTCGATCTGGTCGATGGATTTCCTGATCTTGTCAACCTTGAAGTCCTCCATCATCTGCGCTTTGAGGAGTTCAACGTCCAGCGGATTGCCGTTTACGTCTCGCAAATCATCTTTGATGTCAAAGAACTCGCCTTGACCAAAGATTGCCTCCATAATTTCAGCGTGTCGCGTCTCAACAGCCTGTTGAGTGGCTGGAGTCACGATGCGTGAACGCTCAGATTCTCGGGTTTTGTCTTCAACTGACCATTCACCACGGAAAATGCGCTCGTATTCCAGATACGCAGTCATGAAGTTAGTGTTGCGGTAGTCGCGCCAGCGGTCACAGTGGTTGACAACAAATGCAGTCAGGTCTTTATCTGACTGCGTTGGCTCTTCGTACTCGTTTTTTTCCATGACTAGATTCCCGCAATAATGTCCATCGGCTCCCAATCTTCTGAATCATCGTCCTCAAAGTACGAGGTAACAGCAAGTTGGTCAATATAGGAAAGCGCGTCAGGGAGGTCATCGTGTACCCCTTGGGCGGGGAACATTATCAATTGGTCTACGAACGCAGTCCAATCCTCTTCTCTGTTGAGGATGATTCTGCCATGCTCGAAACGGCCCTGCAACGACCAAATGATTCTATCAGCCTTCTTCCGGTTCCCGTGGGTTAAATCAACGATGTGAGCATAGACATTGTTCTTCCGCATCAAATCCGACAGGTACGGCAAAACAGCGTTCTTCAACGCCCCCCTCTCAATCCCAACAGACAGCGGTCTGTAATCGCGCATCTTCATCAAAATCTTTGCCGAACACTCCCTAATGTCCCAACGCCCATGCTCAATCTCTTTGACAAACCACTTCCCGTCCTCCGTCACCTTGACCACAGCAATGGCCGATTCGTCCAGACGCTTCTTGGAATTGGCGGCTTGTTTAGCCACCTCTTCAAAACCCGCCAAGTCCACAGCCAGGTAATAAGAACCATACTGAGGCTCCTCCCCGTACTTGATCCATTCCTCTTTGAAGATGTCAGACCCTGCATTGGAGAACGAGGCCATATATTCTTGCTTGAAGGAGAAGCTGGAGAGAGTCTTCTTGGCTGACTCAATCTCAGACGGGTCGATCAAGGGGTTGTCCGCAGTGGTGAAGTGCCAACTCTTCCAATCCGAGTCCTTCTCTTCTTGACCGAGGTTCCACAGGTCAAAGAACCAGTTGCGACCCTTGGGCGTACCAATGAACATGGCCCGACCCTTCTTGTCTGACAGAGAGGCCCGAATAACCTGCTCCCACGCCTCTGGCTTGATGTCAGCCACCTCGTCCAGCACCGCATACGTCAAGGACACTCCACGCAGGGTATCTGGCCTGTCAGCCCCACGGACGTAAATCCGCGCCCCGTTGATCATGGTGATGTCTAGGTTGTTAACGTGGCTGGACTGGATGACCTCTCTGCCAAGGTCTAACAGCAAGTCCCAAATAATCTGACGAGACTGCCCCATCGTAGGAGAGACGTACAACACCGCAGACCCTGCTGGACACCTCAGTGCCTCAATGATGAGGGTAGTAGCCGCCAGACGAGACTTCCCACACCGCCGACCAGCCGCAATCACCTTAAACCGAGTCTTGTCCGTGTAGACAGTCTG